GAACCGGTGAGCTTGGCCGCAAAGCCGAGCTCCTGAAAGCGCTCCCGACTGATGCCAGTTCGTTCGGCCGTATCACCGATCGCACCGGTGGCATCCGCATATCCATTGACGAATAACCCGAGTGCAGCCGAAGTAATACCCAGGGTGGCACCGAGCCCAAGCAATCTGTCCCGGCTTTGCCCGACAGCGGAACCGACACCGCCAATGGCGCTACCAACATTCTTCAGGCTGTTGGTGAACACCGGCAGGCCCGCGCGATCGAGCGCCTTGCTCACCCCCGCGCTGGCCGCCTGCACTTTTCCAATTATTCCGCGCAAAGGACCGGTCAGTTGGTCAACGGCTTTGATGATTACGTTTAATCCGTAGCCTTTGTCTGCCACCCCGTCCACTCCTCTGCCCGCTCAAGCCACCAGTTCAACTCTTCGAGGTCCATCTCCATGACCTCGGAGGGTTGCACCCCCATTATTTTGACGACCGAGGTGACTCCGGACTTCCAGCCACCAGGTGTTTGACCAAAAAATCGCGGGCCTCCTGAATCAGAACGCTTTGGTCGTCCTCGCTCATTTCTTCAACGAACGCAGGAGCACGCCCGGCCAACTTCGCGCCGAGGTCAATCAGCGTTGAGAAATCGAAATCAATGGCGCCGTTACCCTTACCATCGGAAGTGACCCGCACGGCATAACCGCGCAAGTACTTCAGCTTGTAGGTAAGAGTTAATTCGCTGACCGATTCAGAACCAAACTGAACCGGCTCTTTCAGCGTGATTGTTTTTTCCTTCGCCATTACCTGATCTCCTCGGCAGACATGCCTTCAAAGCGAGCGCCGATGTTGCCCTCGCCGGTGTTGACCGTGCCTTCGCTGGCGTACCACGCCTCGCGCAGGGCGATCACTTTTCCGTTCGCCAGCTCGAGCATGATGGTCGCGCCATCAATGTTGAGCAGAGTGTCCAAACTCATCTCAGCGCGATCGGTAATCTCGCCCTCGATGAATGGAATCTGGGCGACTTCCTTGTAGCCGTGAACCCGGTCAGGGCCGACAACGCCCTCCTTTTTGGGCTTGCCGATGTTGTAGGTGAAATCACCTTTGACGAAATACATGTCGCCATCGACCTTCAAACTGATGGTGCCGCCAATGCGGTTCTTGCCTGCCATGTGATGGTTCTCCAGAAGACCGCCTTACAGGCGGAATTGAATCTTGTTGGCGACGATCCGCAGTTGGTTGACCAGGTCAGGCGGCAGCAGGTTATCGAGACGATTCGGATCGCTGGCATTTCGCTCAGAGATGAGGTTCGCCTTGAAGTCGTCAATGTTTTCCACCAGCCCCAACGTCTCCCATTCGCGGGCCTTTACTATGGCCTCTGCCTTCATGACGTTCGGTGTGACCACGGGCTGACCAATGCCGTAGCGAGTACCGTTGTCAGCCAGCTTGTGGCGCGGGTACTTGCGCAGGATGTAATCGCGCCAGTCGTGACGGATGAACATCACGGTGAACAGCGTTTCACTGTCCAGGTAGCTGATGTCCGTTGAGCCGGCGGTGTTGGTTTTGTAAGTAGTGATCAAACGATGGGCCAGCATGGTGCCGTCGGTAGAAACCTTGCTGGTCGCAATGCCATCGAACAGCAGCAGGTTGCGCTCTTCGTTGGTGAACCGGTCAGCAGCAGCCGGAGGCAAACACCAGGCGTAGGCCAGGTTTTGGATCGGACGCGCTGGGTCGATGGCCGCGTAATAAGCAGCGATCGCCATCGTTTCAGCGGCCTTCTCGTAAGCCGGCATCGGCTCATCGTTGGCCATGATGATCGTGAGGTGCTGGTTGTTGTGGCTGTCACCTAGCGTGCCCAGCGAACCTTGAGTACCCCGCGCAGCTGCGAAGGCATGCGCCTCGATCTCGCGACTCCAGGCGAAGCGGCTGTTCAATTCGGTCTTGATGCTGGCCAGGCTGGCGCCGTCGGTGTACGGAATGGCCCAGGTGTGCAGCCACTCATCGCCCAGGTTCGCCAGAGCGGTATCGAGCACAGGGTTGCCGGCACCATTGGCAAAATCGGTAACGGTCACGCCTACGCCGGCAGGCAGGACCTGGCCAGCATAATAGTTAACCCGGGCGTTCAAGCTGTTGCCGGCTTCGCCTTTATGACGACTGGTCAGCGTCACGGTAGCGGTAGCCGCGGCGGCAGTGACAGGCATGTCGGATGCGGCGTTTATCGCCGCAGCTGCCGCTGTAGCAATGGCCGTCGCAGCATCACCACTGACAACGCCTACAGAAACTCGTCGGCCAGCGACCATCAGTTCGATCGTTCCGGACGCGGTAGCTGGGCCGGTGAAGACCACGGTGCCGGTCGCAGCAACGCCGGCGGCATTGTCGAGCAATGGCATGACCAGCAGTTCGGTGTAGGTGTCGATTGCCATGGCTGCTCGCACCATGCCGGCGAGCATGGAGCCGGCGCCGAACTGGGTATCCGCTTGCGCAGGGCTGGTCACACGGATCAGGGTATTGGCCGCGGCGAGCCCAGCAGTCAACTTCTGGCCGAACAACAGACGGCGATAGGTGACAGATTGCGGGCCGCGTACGGCCTTGCTGTTGTCGACTTCGCTATAGTTGCCCGGGTTGCGCAACGAACCAGGCCCAGGGATGGTGTCGAATCCGATGCTCATTGTTTCTCACCTTTCACGGTTCGGGCCTGGGCTTCAGGCTGTTCATGTTCAAACGTGACGTCACCGGCCGCTTCCTTGCGGATCCAGTAGCTGTTCATTTCCAGAGCCTTGCCTTGCTCGGGCAATGCCTCATAGCTGCCAGGTATCCGCACCAGGCGCCCTTCGACGGGTTTAACCAGCACTCGGGTTGTCATGGGTTCAGGTCCTCTATGATCGTTTTGGCACGATCCGCCGGATTGGGTTGTGCATTGCTGAGGCTGAACTCGGTTTTTATCGAGTTCAGATCCGGAAGGCTTTCGTTGAAAAGGTCGTCGGGGTGACGATCGAAGTACTCGGCCTCGAAGATGAGGCGACAGGCGCCGGTCAAATGCTCTGATTGATCGAGCAGCGCCATGCGGGAGCGCACGTATTGCAGGTCGTTCGCTGTGTCGCCGAGCGTGTCGTCCATGAGCAGCAGCCTTTCGACTTGCCGAGCCAGAGTGTCCAGCGTGTCGTCCAGCGCATCGTTTCCTTCGGCGTGAATCTCCACCACCAGCTCTACCCGGCGCCGGTACTCCCGTGGCGCCTGGTTAAAGATCTCGCCGGATTCGTCCATCGTGTAAACGATGATCGCGGGGAGTTCGCTCTGCCATCCGTTGGAAATGAGCGGCGCCACGCGGCTGGCATAAACACTTGCCCCGGCATTGGTGGCCCCCATCAAGACCGCAACGGCCTGCTTGCGGATCAGTTCTCTTGGGTGAGCCATGCTCAGGCCTTCTGAAGGATGATGGTTACACCGGCTACGCCATCGGGCTGCACGTCGCTGATTTTGTACAAAACGCCACGAGCCTGGACGCGATCGCGGTTTGTAGGTTCGTTCGGCAAATCGATCAACCGAACACCGAGAATCGGTTTATTGGTCGATACCGGAGCGCCTGTCTCCGGATCAACAGAGACGTGCGCGGTATCGAACACGGCTTGGGCCAGCGGCACGCCGGGCTCGATTCCATCGGTCAGCCAGTACACGGCCCCCAATGGATCAAGGGCCGCCGTTGGCTCGCTGAAGGTACGAATCGAAACACCGAGCATGCGCTGGGCCATGGAGGCCCAGCCCATTACAC